CCGGCCCCGGGGCCGCCGACGTAGCCGGAGCCGTAGCCGGAGCCGGTGCCGCAGCCGTAGCCGGAGCCGTAGTCGGGGCCGGAGCCGTCGACGGGGGCCGCCTGCGCGAAGCGCGCGGCCGCACTTACCGTTTCCATAACCCGGACCCCCGATAGGGCCTTGACGGCTCTCTCACTGCACGGGACGATCTGGATCGCGTCCGTGATGGTCATCTCCGGCACGACCACCGTAAATTTGCAGTTGGCCGGGGCTGTTACTCCGTCAACCGCCAGCTGCTTCACGGCGCAGGCCCCGTCCCAATACCAGAGCTTGCGCACATTGCGCAGCTCGACTTCCTGACCCTTCTGCGCAGTGACCTGCCCGAAAAAGACGCCGCTGCGATCGCCTCTGACGATGTAATACTGATTGTCCATTTTTGTCTCCTTATCGTTCATCATTTCTTTTGTGCCGCATACCTTGCTCTTGCCGCGGCGTTGATTTCCTCTCGATGGGCCTCCCTATAGGCCCTCGCTTTCGCCAGCAGGCGCTCCCGATTTTGCCTGTAATATTCCTTCTGCGCGCCCGGGTGCTCTGCGCGCCATTTTCGGAAGTATTCCCTTAGCTCCGCCCTGTGGGCCTTATTGTATTCCCTCGCCTTCGCCCGCGCCCGCTCCCGTGCCGCCTCCTTCTTGGCCGCGTCGCCTCCGACGGGCGGCGGATCCTTTGCCTTGCGCACCGTCCCGAGCGCCCGGTCCCTTGCGTCTGCCTCCCGGTAGTCGTCCAGATCCATCTCATCATTGATGCAGTCCGGGTACGGGCAGGCCTCGCATCGCTTATCGCATACGCTCATTCCTGCGGTCTCCCGATCACCCGGCACCCGCCGCGGAGACCGTCGCGATCAAACTCCACGACGTACCGGTTGTTCTTGTCCGGCCCGCTGCGGATCACGCCGACGCCGCAGTGCCACGTCCCCGTGCACACCGCCAGCACCCGCTCGCCGGTCGCCCACCTGTGCTTCTTTTCCATTCGCAGCTCCTTTCTAATGCTTGCGGCCGGGCAGCGCCACAGCGGCGTGCTCGGCCATTTTGCGCAGAGCGGCGCGTGCTCGACCACGCGCCCCGTTGCGGAGCAACGGTAAAATTTTGCATCGCGCCCGGCGTCCTCCTCCCGGAGATACCGGCATGCGCGGCAGACGCACTTAGCCATCACGACGCTGGGATTCTTCGTACCAGCAGCGCCGCCGCTCCCAGCAGACCGGCCCCGATCCACGCCGAGGCGCGCATCACGCACACCCCGAGGATCATGCAGGCCATCGCGGCCGTTGCCAGCACCAGCATCGCAACCTTGCGGTCCGCGTCCTGCTGCGCCTGTTTTGCCCTCTGCTCGGCCACGGCCGCCCGCAGCTCCGCCTCCCGGCATCTGCGGGCCTGCGCTCTGGCCTCCGCCTTGCGGTTCAGCTCGTCGAGCCGGGCCTGCTCGATCTGCGCCGCGCTGCTCATCCAGTTCATTGCGCTTCCTCCTGCAGCCATTCGGCCGCCCGCCTTGTGCAGGCCTCGGCCATCGTATCGTCCGCTCCGTCGTTGCGGCAGTAGAGGCAGAGCCCCCGCTGGTTGTATTGGCAGCTCTTGCACCATGCGGCCGCGACGAGCGCCTCCGCCATGGCCTCCGTGCTCTGCACGGCCCTTTCAAAATTCGTCATACCTACCTCCTATATCTGGAGAGGGCGGCAGGTATTGAACCTGCCCTCCGCGGCTTGTGCTCTCGCCGCGGCCGTCCCTTGCGCGCCCTCAGGTCGGGCGGATCACGCGCCGCCCTCCGCGCCCTCCGGCTTGAGCCGGAGGGACTGCAGCCGTTTGTAGTTGCGCTCGAGCCGCTGGATGTCGATGCCCCACGCCTTGTAGGCCGCCTCGGTGTTGACGTGGTTGATGTTCCAGCACTGGATGCCGTCGCGCTCCTGTGCTTCCCGCACCAGCGCCTTGAGGCGGCTGATGGTAGACGGCGCGACGCCGAACAGTCCCTGAATATCCTTGTTACTCAGCTCCAGCCGCTCATAGTAGAGCCGCAGCGCCGTTTCGATATCCCGCACCTGCGGGACCCGCACCCGCCCGGTCCTCATAGCGTTCCGGCCTCGTTGGTCGTCCCGGCGTCCTGCCCGGTCACGATCTGCTTGGCCAGCTCCTCGAGCATCTGCTGCTGGGCGCGGAGCTGCTCCTCCTTCTGGGCCAGCTCGGCCTCCCAATCCAGCAGGACTCCCGCCTGCTGGTCCAGCTCATCGCGCTTTCGCGCGATCTCCGACCATTGGCTCATCTGCATGTCGCGCGCGTTGCGCCACATGCGCTCCTGCGTCATGGCCTGCCGCTGGAGCCTGCTGCGCTCCCGCGCTGCCAGAGCCTCCTGCAGCACCACCAATGCCAGCCATGCGGCCAGCGCAAAGCTAATTGCGATCCTCATGTTGCCCTCCGTTCTTCCAGATTTGTCATTGCGAGGAGGCCGAAGGCCGACGTGGCAATCTCTGGCCCCCGCGCTCTCTCACTCATTCCGCTTGTCCACGGCGACGATCATGCCGTAGATGCAGCCCTTGACGGCTGCCATCTCCGCCGCCGTCATCTGCCCGGCCAGCGTCAGCAGCTTGTCCGTCATCTGCTTGAGGCTTTCGCTCATGCCCTCACCCCCTTACTCCGTGATGTACCCCATCGCGATCTTGGCCGCCCGGCGGAGCTGGCTGCGCGTGCGGCGCATGCGCTCGTCGGCCGTGACCAGCCGCGTCCATGCCTCCTTCTCGGCGGCGCTGTTGATCAGCTCCGGGATCAGGCTGCACCATTCGCATTCGGCGTCCTGCAGCTCTTCCTTGCACTTCCCCGCTTCTGCAGCCTTGGCCCGGAACTTCCGCATGGCCTCGCGGTCAATGCCCTCTGCCGGATTCGCGGTCGGGTCTGGCGTCTTCTCCGCGTCCTGCTCGGGCTTTTCGTCCTCCCGCTTTTCGGCTTCTTCCTTCAGCATCCCGGTGAGCAGCGCCAGGATCGCAACGCCGCCGCCCACGTCCTTTCCCCGCAGCTCCGCGCTGTAGGCATCGAGGATCGCCGACCGCAGCTTCCACCGCACGGCCTGGTCCTCTTTGCTTCCCGCCGGTTCCTCCGGCAGCATCTCCAGCATCAGCCGGTATTTCTCCGGCATCGCCGGGATCTCGATCTTCTTTGCGTTGTCCATTGTTTTTCTCCTTTCCGGCGCTCATCCGCGCGCCTGTCCGTAAACCTTGCCCCGGCCCTTGTGCCGGGGCCTCCCCGGCCATCTCGGCCGCTTGACTGTTTTGCTCACCACGACCACCTGACCGCTCTTGTCACGGTAACAGTATCGGTGCACCCAGGTCTCCATCGTTTTCTCTCCTTTCATCCCCTTACTCGTTCTCCTGCAGCTCCGCCATCTCGAACTCCGCATCCTTGTAGCCCTGCAGCTCCGCCAGCGTTTTCAGCAGCTTCGCGATCTCTCTCCGCCGCCCGGCGTAGCTCACATATGGGCTGTCGCCCTGGTACTTGTACAGGCTCTCCGCTACGGCCTCCGTAACGTGCAGATCAATGCAGGTCTCGGCGACCTCCTTGTAGCTGCTCATGATGTAGGTGATTCTGACTTTCGGCATTCCCTCTCGCCTCCTTTCTTCATTCCTCTTGCAATCCGCTCCCCCGCGATGAGTGCTTCTCTGCGGCGCTTCTCATCCTCTCACGAGCATCATCCCAAACAGGGCCAGCTGAGCCAGCATCCCCAGAAGCACCCCGCTGATCGTCAGCAGCGTCCCGCGATCGACCATGCGCCGCGCAGCGAGCACGCAAACAAACGTTCCCGCTGCGGCCGTCGTGCTGCAGAACATGATCAGCATCCCACGCATCCCCTCTCTCCTCCTTTCTTTTCGTCTCTTAGAGACGTTTTGTTGTCTCCTAGGCTCATATTAGCACATGTCCTCAGCCTTGTCAAGCATTTTTGTATTCCCGGAAACATTTTGTTGACAATCATGTCTTCTTGGTGTATCCTAGTGGCAAGGAAGGGGTGATACCATGGCCGACACGATCAACAGTCGGATTGCTGCTGTTCTGAAGCAATCCGGCAAAACTCAAGAAGAATTCGTCGTCCCCCTCCATCTCAGCCGCTCCTTTATTGCCAGCGTTTGCTCTGGCGTAAAGCAGCCCTCGGATCGGACGATCCTCGACATATGTCGAGTCTACGGCGTCTCGGAGCTCTGGCTGCGGGAGGGGCAGGGCGAGATGTACGTCCAGCGGACCCTCCGGCAGGAGATCCTCGACCTCGCGCGCAGCCTGTCGGAGGCCCCGCCGGGCGACCTTCGCCGGGACTTCCTGCTCGCGCTGGCCGACCTCCCGCCGGAGTTCTGGCCAAAGCTGGCCGACTTTATGGAGGGGATCCTTGCCCGCCGCGCCGACGATCCCGGCAAATAGCGCAAAGCCCGCAGCACCCGCTGCGGGCTTTTGCTATGCCTATGTTTGCCTATGTTTGCCTATATGCGGTGTACGCACCACTCCGGCGGCACCGCGCGGTGCTGCCGAAAAAACAAGACCGCACCCGGTCTGCTAACGGATGCGGCCCTGTTTTGCAAAAAGAAAGGAGATTTTTGCTTGTGCACTGAAAACGAAAGAAAGAAAGAAAGAATCGATAAACGCTTACTACCCTGCGCCCCTGCCTATATTATAGCGCATCGTTTTCATATTCTAAACGCGAATTGCGCCGCAGCGCCCGAAGAAACTGCAGCAAACTGTAAAGCTCCGCCTCCGTCAGGTGCGCCAGCTCCCCGATCACCTCTGCCAAAATGTCCATCTTGTTTCCTCCTTTTCCGTCGTAAGGGTTGCCCCTCCCCCTCATTCTATCATTTTTGTGCATTTTACACTCTGTTATTTGTGCAATGTGCCGCTTGATATCCCCTGCCGCTTTATGGTATACTGCAAGTGTCAGCCACGTCCGCTCCCTGTAGGGGCCGGGCATGCCCCTCCCGGCTCCGCACCCGCATCTCGCCCCGGCCCCCGTTAAAACACGCACATCCCCCAAGTTTGTCATTGCGAGGAGCGAAGCGACGTGGCAATCTCTGGAAGGAGTGTTGCTTATGCCGGATTATCCATCCCCCGCTGCAAAGCGCCGCCGCATTGTGCAAAACATTGTCACGGCCCTGTCCCTGATCCTGTCCGTCGTGCTCATCATCGTCCTCGCCACCGCCGAGCCGGATAGCTCCGTTTACCAGCGTGGCTTTGATTCCGGCCATGCCTCTGGCTATGTCGAGGGCGGAAACGATGCCATAGGCCCCGCCTATGATCGCGGCTACGCCGCCGGGAAGGCTAAAGGCAAGGATATCGGGTATTCCGCTGGCCGGAACAAAGGCTACCTTGAGGGGAAACAGTACATGCAGCCCCGCATCAACGAGCTGGAGAAGGAGCTCAGCGCATATCGCGTCGCCGAGCGGCAGCCCGAAACTGGCCGGGACGCGATGGCAGAATGGCTTGCGGCTCGCGCTTCCGAGCCGACCAGCACATCATACATTGCCAATACCGCTACCGGCAAATTCCACCGTTCGACCTGCAGTTATCTCCCGGAGGAACAGAATCGGGCCTATTACAGCTCCGCCGAAGAGGCTCGGGCGGCCGGATATTCCCCCTGCGGCCACTGCCACCCCTGACGCACACACATCTCCAGCACGTCCAGCACCTCTCGCCGCCCCTCCGGCGGCAGCCGCAGAAACTCCCGCACGATCTCCTCCTCCGAGGCTGGCCGTCTCCCACAGGCGGCCAGCCTCAGCTCATCTCTGGCTCGCTCCACGCGCTTCCTCCCGTCCGGCTGCATCCTCCGGTACTCCCGCACAAACCGGTACTTGATCCATCGCTCCATCCGTCGCGCCCCCTTTGCACCCGCATCGTACCACGCCCCGCCGCGGGAAACCATGGCCAGAACCGGGAACTGCGCCCGCTTTTTGCAAAAATCCGTATCCAAAACTGCAATCGTCAGGAGGCGACACCATATGCCACAGATCTGTGACCGGCTCAATGCCGTTAAGCAAAAGTCCGGCCTCACCCTCACCGCGTGGGCGGAGCGCTCCGGCGTCCCCGTCAGCACGATCTCCCGCATCCTCTCCGGCTGCACCGAAAATCCCGGCCTGCAGACAGTCGTCGACCTCGTCGCCGCTGCCGAGGTCCCGCTGTCCGACGTCCTCCCCGACCTGCTCCCGCCGCCCGAAGCCGCACCCGCTGCGCAGCCCAGCGATGCCCTCCTCGCCGAAAAGGACGCCCGCATCGCCGCACTCGAGCGCCTCGCCCGTTACCGCTCCCACATCTGCTACGCCCTCGGCATTATCTGCCTTGCTCTGGTCGCCGTCCTTGCCTTTTTACTGGCCTACGACCTGTGCAACCCCCGCGTCGGCTGGTTCCGCAGCTGATGCCCCCAAGGAGCGCACGAACATGCCGATCACAAAATTGCAAAAAAAGCGCGACGGCCTGCAGGGCTATCGCGTCCGCGTCAATTATACCGATCCCGACACCGGAGCCTACCGCCGGATCGAGCGCATCGTCTACGGCAAGGCCGAGGCCGCCGAGATGGAGCGCCAGCTCAGCGCCGAGGCCAAATCCCCCGCCCCTACCGCCGACGACCGCCTCACCGTCGCCGAGTTTGCCCAGCAGTATCTGAAATACAAGTCCACTGAGGTCCGTCCAAATACGCTCGCGCTCATGGAGCGCCACCTCCGTAACCACGTGCTCGATTTTTTCGGTTCGCTGCGCCTCCGGGATGTTTCCCCCCTCCATGTCGCCGATTGGGTCGCATCCCTGCACGATTCCGGCTGCGCTCCGTCCAGCGTCTCAAGCTATTACGTCGCCGCAAAGTCGATGTTTGCAAGGGCGGTCGAGCTTCGCATCCTCCGCGAGTCGCCGTTCGGCCGTCTGCGCCTCCCGCGGGATACTTCTTCCGCCGCGCCAAGGCAGGACTTCCAGTTCTATACGCCGGAGCAGTTCCGCCGCTTTTACGCGGCCGCAGAAGCCTCCGCCTCCTCTCTGCAGGACTGGCATTACATCATGTTTTTCGTTATCGCGTTTTATTCCGGTATGCGCCGCGGCGAGATCCTCGCTCTCCGCTGGACGGACATCGACTTCCCTGCCCGCCTGATTCGCATCCGCCGCAGTTACTCCGCCGCCGGTCGCGCTGAGCAGCGCGTCGAAACCGCGCCGAAGACCCCGTCTTCCGTCCGCGATCTCGGTATCCCCGCCCCGCTTGTTGATGCTCTGCAGGCCCATCTTTCCCGCCAGAGCAGCATGCCCGGCTTCTCGCCCGGCCTCCTCGTCTGCGGCGGCCCATCTTACCTGATCGCAGCAACACTGCGCGCCCACTGCATCGCTTATGCGGATTCCGCGGGTCTCCCTCATATCCGCGTCCACGATTTCCGGCACTCCCACGCGACACTCCTCGCCAATAACGGGATCAATATACAAGAGATCGCCCGCCGCCTGGGCCACGCTAATACTCAGGTCACATGGGCTACCTACGCCCACCTTTATCCGCGCGAGATCGAGCGCGCGATCACCGTTTTGGACGCAGTTGCTCTCCCTCCGCAAGGGAAGCCATAATTTCGGTGCTTTTTCGGTGCGCGCACCATTTTCTGCCCATATGCGTACCCGCAAAGCCTTGTATTTCCAATGATTTCAAAAATATCTATGCGAGTCAATTCGTTTTAATGTATTACATTTACCCCTCCTTTTTCTCTCCCTCTTCCTCTCACCGCCTCTCAACACATCTCATTTTCTCTCTTTACATTGCTCAAACTTCAACTTTCTCTTACCCCAATTTTCAAATCTTCAATTCTCTCGGTGCTCATTCGGTGCACAAAAGGCCCCGGCAGTCTCCTGCCGGGGCTGTTTTTGTGTCACTCCACGATGCACTCGTAGTACACGCGTGCCTTGTCCGGCACGGCGTCCTTGTCCTCGAGCCACGCCTTGGCGAGATCGAGGTAGAGGTCCGTCCCGGTGCAGCCGTGGTCCATGAGTACCTCGCAAAAATCGCTGTACACCGCATTCATTGCGCACCAAAATTCGACGGGGTCGCAGTCAATGCCGCGCTCGTGCATCATCTTGAGCACATGGTCCGGTGCCCACTTCGCGCCGACCGTGCCGTCGGCGTTTTTCATACCGCCGACCCACTGCTCGGCCTCCTCCCACGACAGACGGTCGTCATCGTCCTGCTGCTCGAAGCCGATGTGCCCCATCTCTCGGCGCCCCGGCTCGCGGCTTCGGCCGCCGCCTCTCGGCTCGATGTCGTACCGTCGTCCCATCGGCTCGTCGCGGTAGCGGCGATCATAGTCTCCGTCGCTGCGCGGCGCATAGCGGCCGTCATTGTAGCGCTCGCGTCCGCGCCCGTCGCGGAATCGGCCCTCCGGCCGGTCTCTGCGTTCCTCCTCGCCGCTCCCGCGGCGGTAGAACATCATTTTTGTCCTGGCGTCCATATCGTCCCTCCTTATGCCGTCGGCGCCGTGCCGTTGACGCTCGCCAGATTGCTGCTCGGCGCGCAGGCAGCGCGGCCCAGCAGCCGGAAGCTGCCGCCCGTCGCGGTGGTGTTGAGCACCGTGCTGTACTTTGTCCGCGTGCGGATCGCACAGGCGGTCAACTGTGCGCAGCCGCAGCTTGTCAGCGGATACTGCACTGTCCCGCTTCCGATCGTCACCACAACCGGAGCCGTGATGGTCGCCGTCGTCGGGATCGTCTGCGCCACGACGAGACAGTATTTTTCGCCGTCGTTGTAGCTCCCGGCCGGCAGGTTGATCGTCAGCACGCCGTCCGCAAACGTCACGGCCTGCGAGATCACAAGGCGGCGGCACAGCTTACACACGTTGTTGCATGCCATGGTATATCCTCCTTTGCTCAGGGGCGGCAGCTGCCGCCCCGATCTCTCATCCCGTCAGCAGCAGCCGTAGCCCTGCTGGCAGCCTGCGCCGCAGTACGCCGCATGCGGGTTCTGCACGAGGTACGTCGGCTGCGGCGTCGAGTTGCCGGTCCGGCGGATCAGCTCTGCCGTGTTGGCGTCCATCGCGGCCTTGAGCACGGCGTTCTGCTCGCTCTGCGAGGCGGCCAGACGGAGCGTCTGGTTTTCCTGCTGCAGGGTCGAGATCTTGTCGTTGACCATAAAGTCCAGGATGCTGCGCGTGTTGGCGTTGGCGTTGTCGATCACGTCGCGGGCTGTGCTCTGGATGGTGTTGCGGATGTCGCAGCTCTGCGTCGCGAGGTTGTAGTTGGTGTCGGCAAAGCCGCGCTCCATCAGGCGCTGCGTCTCGCAGCAGCACTGCTGCTGTCTCGCGCCGAGGTCGCAGATCTGGCTCTGTACCCCGTTAAAGCCCTGCATCATGCCCATCTGCGTGGCGTTAAAGCCCTGCTGCATCGCGATCTGCCCGTTGAGCATGCCGGTGTTCATCGCATAGAAGCCGTCACACAGGCCGTTCTGGAGCCCACGGATACCGTTCTGGATCTCTGCCGTCGCAAAGCCGTCGTTGACTGCCTGCCGCGTGTCGATTCCGCTGAGATACGGCACCGCCATACCGGCCCCGTTGTTACCGTTGTTGCCCCAGTTGTTGCCAAAAATCAGGGCAAACAGGATGATCACGATCCACCAAGATCCGCCGCACCCGAACATATCGTTGTTGTTGCGGTTGCCGGAGTCAGCGCCCAGCGCATACCCCATGCCAAAATCATCTGCCATTGTTATATCCTCCTCAGTTTTTATGATCCCACGGGCCGCGCGCGCCCGGTGAGTCCTTTCTGCGCGGCTTTTGTCAGGATCCGCAAACCGAGTGGATGTGCTTACCGGCGGAAGGGCAGCCCCAGCTGCTGCGCCATCTGCTCCACCGTCGTGCCGCGCTCCCGCGCGGCGTTGTCCGCCATCTGGAGGAGCTGGTTGTAATCTTTGCCCGCCAGCATCTGCTGCAGCTGCTGGAGCTGAGGTCCCGCGCCCATCTGCTGCAGGGCACCCAGCGGGTTCCGGCCCCGCTGCGCCATCTGGATCATCATCATGAGCGGATTCATTCTGCGGGTTCCTCCTTCTTTTCTGCGGCAGTGAGCCGCTCGCTGATGCCGTTAAGCTGCGCCTGCATCTGCTGCAGCATCGTCAGCACCGGGTCTGTCGCTGTCTGTGTGCCGTTCTGCGCGGGCTGCGGAGGCGGCGCGGGAATATACTCCCCAAAGCGTGCGGCGCCCGCCGCAGCGTCCCAGCGCTTGGTGTAGATGCGGTTGTTTTGGATGTCCGCAAACACCATCAGGCTGCCGGAAAAGTCCACCGGCGTCGAGCTTGCCTCCTCGCGGCTCGATACCATCCGGCACATCGGCCCCTGCGGCTGCAGCGGCTGCTGTCCGTACCCGCCGTATACCGGCGGCATCACCTGATTGTACCCGGTCTGATAGGGATATGCCATTGTCTCCGCCTCCTGTCTTTGATGGATATATCATACCGTCTCAGCCTCTGCGCTGTGCCCGCTTCCGGCGCGTCTGTGCCCGCAATGTGTGCAGCCGCCGCTCGATCCCCTGCATCCGGCGGGACACCGTGCTCCGCGTCATCCCCTGCCCGAATTTGTCCTCCATCTCAAATGCGATGTCCAGCTGCGCCACCTGATCGATCAGGCACCGCCGCGCGATGTAGCTGTCCTCCTCCCCAAGGTTCGCCGCCCGGATCAGTGCCTCTACCTCCTCGCGCCGCATCCCGGCCGTGCAGCTCCCCGCCTGCATCCTGCCCTTTGACATAGTTCCCCCTCCTGTGCATAAAAATGGGAGAGGGCTTTCGCCCTCCCCCGCTGTGCGGTATTTTGTTAATGCCACGGAGCCTTGTACAGGTCCCGCTCTGCGTAGCCCTCCGCCCGGTATAGCAGGTCTTTCTGCTCCGCCGTCAGCTGCAGGCTGTTGATGAGTGCAAGGATCTTCGCCTTTTTCGAGCCGCTGATTGATTTCCCGTTCGCGTCTTTGTCCGCGCTCAGTTCGGCCTTTTTCTTCCAGTACTGCATCCAGATCTTTGCGCCGATGCCGCCGCTCCGGGCCTCTGTCAGCTTGTCATAGGTCTCCTCGCTCAGCACGGTGCTCAGCGCCTTGTAGAGGCTGGTATCCGTCAGATTCTGCTTGAGCAGCACGTCCACCTTGTCGTTGGTCGTGAGCTGCCCGTTCTCGCCGGTCCCCTTTGCGCTGGCCAGCTTGTCGCTGACCTTTTTGGCGTCGGTCGCGCTCAGCCCGGCCTCCGTCAGGTTGGTGTAGCGCTCCGCCTCCTGCGCAAACATCTGGTAATACTTGAGGCCGTTCCGGATCGCCTCCCGCTTTTTGCCCTTGATGTTGTGCTGGTCGAGCCAGTATGCAAACTCGGAGGCCTGCTGGCTGCTGCTGAGGCTCTCGTCCTCGTACAGCGTCCGGTACTCCTCGTACACGTCCATCACGTCGTCCCAGCTCATCCCGGCGTCCATCATGTTGGCGAAAACCTCGTCCTTCGAGGTCGACTTCGCGCCGGTCTCCTTGTCGGTCACGCCGAACACCTCGGCATAGGTGTATGCCTTAACGCTGTCCCGCACGTCAAGCTCCCGGATCGCGGTGCGCTTCTGCCGGTTTTTGTCGTTGGTGGAGAGATTCTCGTCCCCGTCCGCCTGCATGAGCTTGTTGTAAAACTGCGTCACGCCGTCCCAGCTCACGCCCTCGTCCATCAGGGTCTCGAACATGGCGTCCGTTGCGTGCTCATACTCGCCGGTCTCCTTGTTCCTCCGGCCGAACTCCTGCCGGAACAGGTAAGCCTTTTGCTCGTCGGTCAGGCTGGAATTGTTGATGGCGTCCCGGATATCCCGCTGCGCCTGATCGGTCGTCAGGGTGTCGTCTGCGTTGATCTTGATAAACTCATGCAGCAGGTTGTAGGTCTCGATCGGGTCCGCCCCGTCCTTGGATAACGTCTGCCACGTCTGCGTGTCCTTGGTCGAAAGGCTGGAAAGCCCGGATGCCCAGTAGGCATTTGCCTGCGGCGTCGCGTTTGGCCCGAAGAGGATGTTTTGCAGCGCCGTCCCAACGTTCCGCTCGACCGGATACTGCAGCCGCTCCTTGTCCCCGAAGCCCTTTGTCCGTCCTCCCTCGACGATCGTTTTGATGCCGGAGTACGTCTTGTTGATCTGCCGTCCGCCGGGGATCGCCTGCGTCACAAGTCCGAGCAGTGCCTCTCCGCTCTCCGGCGAGATCAGCCCGTGCTCCGTTGCCGCGTCCCACAGATCTTTCCCCTTGCCGAACAGGTCCGGCATCATCAAAGTTCTGTCTCCCACGCCGACCATGCCGGAGAGGTTAGAGAGGAACGGGACCTCATTGCTGATGTTATACAGCGTGTCCTCCACAGCGTTGCCCCAGTCAAAGCCCTCCTGCGGCGTCGGAACGTCGTCGAACAGGTCGACGCCGAACATGGCGTTGCTTGCCTTGTTGAGCATGTATCGGATCCAGTCGTTGGTAGTCAGTCCCTCGCCGGATGCAATGAAATTCATGCACATGCCGATGATATCGAACGGGGCCGGAGTCCCTCCGTAAAGCTCCTCCGTCACGCGGTTGACCACAAAGGCCGCAAGCACGGTCTTCAGGATCACGCTGCTTAGGACCCTCGCCGCCTTTGCCTTGCCGCTCTCCGCCGCGATCTGCCGGAACTGCCGCGGGAGATCCTGCGACACATGCTCCCAGCTGTTGAGCGCCTCGATCTGGAACATGTTGACCATCTGCATGACGGGTGTCTTGGAATGGAACATCAGCGGCTTTGCGCCCTTGGTACGGTCGCCCATGATGGAGCGTGCGTAGGCGTCCGCTGCCCGCATGGCCTCCTCGTGCGTCTTGCCGTCGCGGATCGCGTCGAGGTATGCCGCTCTGGCCGCGATCGTCGACATCATCGTGTCGACGAATTCGGCCGGCTTAAACATGCCGGACATAAACGAGTCCGCGAAGGTGTTGGAGATATAATCCACGCCCTTTTTGCCCGTGATGAAATCGCTGTCCATCTGGAACTGCCGCAGCTTGCCGGTTGCAAACTCCGCCGTCGCCTGTGCGATGGAGCGCTTGCTCCGCTCCCCGAGGATCGTCGGCAGCTGCGCGATCTGGTTGACGGCCGACGAGACGTTGCCCGCAACATTGGCCCTCGCAAACGCCTGCGTGAGCTGTGTGCCGAGCTTCAGGATGCCGCGGCCTCCTCTGTGCTCTGCCCCGCGGTCTCCGCCGAACTGCTTCCCTGCCAGCACGTCGCCGTAGTTTTTCAGCCATACGGCAAGATCGGAATACCGCGTATTGTTTTTCTCTGCGGCGAACAGCTCGGCGATATACTGGTCAAGCTGTTTGTTGATCTCCGCTGTTGTCGGCTCTGCGAAATCATCGACCCGCTTCAGCTCGCGCAAAAAGTCCAGTTTCTCGTCGCGCTGCCCGCTGCGGGAAAGCTCGATCGCCTCCGCCAGCGAATTTTTGAAGTCGTTCTTGCCGCCGAGGCGTGTATAATTTTCCAGCGCGCGGATTTTCTGGATGTCGTCCGTGTGGAAAAGCACGTCGGACAGGTACGTCACATAGCTCTCAAACCCGTGCACGATGTCGTACTCGGTCTGCGTCCCCTCGCGGCTCTGGAAGAACGGCGTCCAGCGCTTGTTCGGCCGGAAGTCCTCCGTCCTGCCCGCGATCTCCGCCGGGAGCCTCGTTGCACTGGCGTTAAAGCCCAGCGCCTCGAACGCCTGGTTGAGCAGGTTGACCTTGTCTGCCGTGCTCAGGTGCGGCGCGTAGTAGTCGATCTTGCCGATCGGCTCGTCACCGTGCGACACGAGGAAATCCGCAATGGCGTTGTAGTAGTCGTCAAAGAGCTGCCGGTACTGCTTCACGGCCGCCGCGCATTTCTTCTCGTCGATCTCGCCCTTGATGCCGTCCTTCTGCGTCAGGAACTGTGCGTACTGCTGCGCCCACTTGCTTTCTGCGGCGTTCAGGTCGAGCTCCGTCGCCACGCGCTGGATCTCCGCCTCTCTGGCCTCCGCGTCCGGGCTGGCCTTCTGCGCGGTCTCCATCTTGGTCAGCTCCGTCACGGCCTTCTGAATCGCGGCCTTGTTCGGCGACTGGTTGATCCGCTGCACGGTCGCCTCGATGTCGAGGGCCATGTGGACGTAGGCACTCTCGGCCTTGTTCAGGCCCTTGACCTTGTCGCCCTCGCCCTGGAACTCGCGCACCGCGTCGAGCTGCCGGTTCATCCAGCGCAGTCTCTCCGCCTCGTTTCTCGTTACCGGGTCGAAGTAGTACCGGTTGATCTCCTCGCCGCGCTTGTCGCCGAACATCTTGAGCATCGAGCGCTGCGGCGTCCGGTAGTTGAGTACGAGCAGGGCCTCCTTGTCAAAGCCGCCCGGATCGCTCATCAGCTCCAGCTCGTCCGGCAGCAGCTCCATGGCCTTGTAGAGCAGCGCGTCGCGGATCGCGTACTTGCGCTGCAGCCGCAGGTCCTCACCGAGCATGCGCTTGTCGATGTAAAGGTTGGCGAGGTCCGTCACCGTGTCCCACCTTGCCGTGTCTGGGATATCAGCATAGGAGTACCGCCCGGCCGCAATGTCGCGCGCGAAGTTCTTTTCGAGCGCCGTCGCGCCCCATCGGCGCTCTGCCTTGGAGATCAGCTTGTCGGTCTGGTATTCCGCCTCGGCCCGCTGCCGCATCTCCTTGGTCGTCCGGTAGTCCGTCACGCCCATGTCGATCTTGACGCCGATCTTGTCGAGCGCCGGGGTCGCGCGGAAACTGTCCTTTGCCACGCCCTCGGCCGCTACGGTCGTCGCCCTCGCCGGGGCTTCTCCGTTTCGGTATGCCGCTGCGTCCGCGTCCGCTCTGGCCTTCTTGGCTGCGTTCAGGCGGTTCGCCGCCTCCTGCGGGGTGTACATGCCCTGCTTTGCCGCAAAGTCCGTCTCCACGGCGCGCCAGCCGCCGTTCTTGCGCGGCTCCACGCGCCAGCGCTTCCCGGTCACGGCCTCCAGCAGCTCCACGGCCTGCTTGGGCGACAGATCCGTCGTCTGCGAGTAAAACGGCACATCCTTGCCCCATACAAACCCCTGCGGCATGGCGTTCGTCTGCTGCTGCACCCAGTCCCGGAAATAACTCTCGCTCAGGACCGGCTCGCCCATGTCGTCCGCATACCCGAGCACATCCTCCGGCTGCGTCTCCTCCCGTTCGCTTGCCAGTTCCTTCCCGCGGATGCCGTTCTCGCGGATGTCCTGCAGCTCCTCCTGCACGGAGAATTTCACGCCCGGCAGCTCGTTTGCAACGCGGATCCTGTCCTTTTGCCCGGTGTACCGGATCACGCGCAGCCCCGCGTCCTCTGCCCTCGCCATCAGGTCCGCTGGGGCGCTCGCCGGGGCCAGAAGTGCGACTGCCTCATCAAAGCCAACCACGCGCTGCGGCTTGGCCTCAAAGTACGAGGTAGGAATCTCCTTTGCCTGCTGGAACAGCTCCTGAATTTGCATCGCCGTCGCTCGGTCAATGTCGTATTCTTCCGCCGCCATCCCCTCGCGGATGCTTTGTAGGCTGTCTCCGCCCTGTGCGGTCTTGATCAGCGCCTCTGTAATGAGCTGGCTCTCATCCTGATACCCATACGCCTTGTGCCTTGTCTCCTGCAGGATGCGCTCTACTACGTTGTCAAGGCTTTGCTGGAGCTCCATGACTTTGCCCTCGTAGGCCTCCTGCTCCAGCGTCTGCAGCCGCCCCTCGTCGGCATGGATCTCGCTGATGCTTCGGTACTCCGGCGTTGCCGCCGCCAGCAGACCCCCAGCGTCGTACCACATGATGTTTGCGCCGCGCTCCTCCGCCTGTGCCATGGCCCGGACGAGATTCTCCGCGTTCAGCTCCCAATGGGTCTGCTCAAAGCTCCTGCGATCGCCTCGGCTTGTATAGCGGTCCTCGTTGTTGTAGATCCCGCCCTCGCCGATCACATCCTGCAGCCGTTTTTCTGCCCACGCCGCTACCTTCTGCGTCGGTGCTTTGCGGTCAAGCTCGTCCTGCATTGCCATTTTGTCCGCTTCGCCGCGGTTCTGGCCGCCGTCCTGTACCATCTCCCACGCGTGCCGGATAAAATCCTCTGCTCGCGTGCCGCTGTACATTTTGTTTTCTGCGTACTCGCTGACGCGCTCCGCCTTGCGTTCCGGCTTCCGGTCGAGGATCCTTGCAAAGCGTTCTGCGTATTCCTCACCGATCGCCTGCCGCACGCGCTGCAGCTCCGCCTGTGCCACGCTATTCGCGTCTCCCACGTACATCTGCACGATGATCCGTGCGAGGTTCTGCACGCCTACGTTGTCCGTATACCGCTGCAGCGCCGCATTCCCAATATTGTCGTACTCTCTGTCCTTGTAGACAGGACTGATATTCTCGCCTTTATCCGCAAGATAAGCCGCCTTGACCTCCGGATACTGCGCGATCTGCTCCGCGATTTCCCGGCTTGTCTTGGTCGTTTCCTCTTCGATCCCGGCTTTGCCGAGCGTACTGTCTCCACGGAAAATCCCGTCTGCTACCTGCCCCGACAGGTCCCGGATGCTGCGCTCGAACGCCCGCTTTGCATCCGCGTCCACGCGGTACTCCACGGTCGCGTTGGACGAGGTCGGCGTCCATGCGTCCGCGCCATATACGCGGTTCCGGCTGTCCGCCTCGGGGTCGATCGTCGACGCTGGGAACACGACGGAATAGTCTCCGTAGTTTGTATGCCCCTGCTCGGCCTGCACGATAGCGATGGACGGCGACGGAAACGCGCCGATCTCCAGCGCCTTCTCCAGCTTCTCCTGCGTCAGGTTGTGCTCCGCAATGAGATTCCCTGCACGCTCCACTGGCTCAGAAAGCGAAAATCTCTGCTTGACTTCCCCTTCCGTTTGTGCTATCCTATCCTTAGACAGAGCATCCGGGGTACTAGCCCACCCGTCGGCAACGGCGGAACTAGTCTTGATTTCCCCGGTTTCTCTGTCTATTTTTATTGCGTTTCCTTCGGAGTCTACCACTTCATGCAGGTAAAACTTATTTTCGCGGTTGTCTCTTGTGACCACAGCCCCGATCAGCAGATTTGTCTCTCCGAATTTAGCAGGAGCGGCAAAGACGTATGTGTCGTATCCTCTCCCCTTCCAATTGGCTTCACTCCCGATTTCTACGCCATTTTGGATCACACTCGGCACTGCGGCGAATGTCATTGCCTTCATTCTCCCGATCCCGTGCATGATATCGTTTTTGATCCGCTTCTTGGAGAATTTTATCGCCCCGAATCCTTCTCGCTCGACTTCTCCGCCAAACTTCTCGAATTCCTCCATGACGGCATCCGAGAGTTTTTTATCGCCTTGTGCAAATTCTCCCCCGGTCAGCTCATATACCGGCTCGATCTCTAGGATGCGGTCTCTGTTCTCCAGCAGCTGCTCGTTGATCACTCTCGCATACTGCTTTTCTTCGAGCGAAAACTTAGCTTCAAAGTCCCTCGCGTCTCTCGCTTCGAAAATGTCCGCGAATGGCACGCCGTTTTTCGCTTTCTCCGGTCTCACCCACAGTTGCGCGTTGGCTTTTGTCTGGTATCCAAAATCTTGGATAGCATGGTCCAGCGCCTGCACATTCGCGCTCAGCAGGTCGCTCCCCTCAAGCGTTTTGATGATCGCTGCGTTCGACAGGCTGCTTACCTTTTCTACCTCGTACCCGGCGTTTGTTTTTCGCATTTCTACGACGCGCGGCATGTCCATGGAGGTCCGTGCCGGGACTACGCAATAAAGCGTGTCCCCCTTTTTGCCTACGGCCATAGGCCGGATCAAGTCATCCTGCAGGTATTTCAGGTTGTCATAGATCGCCTCGCGCATCGTCTGGCTCTTGCCATCCGCCTTTTCCAGCATGCTGCTCAGGCTGATCAGCTCATTGATCCCCGCCTGCTGCAGCGTGCGGCTCGGCTCCATAGCAGCATCCGGCGCGCCGCCTTCCTTCCACGCCCGCATTTTCTCCCAGAAGGTCTTCCCTTTTTCGGGGTTCCCGCTCCGTTCCTCTACGTTTGCAGGCGGGCTTCCCCTCGTCTCCTGCGAGGTCTGCGCCGGTTCGGACGCCCGCTCGCTCTGCTGCACTTCGCTCTGCACAGCCTCCGTGAAATGCGTCGCGCCCGCGCGGAACCGGTTCATGCCGGCGTAGGCGTCTGCGAGGACCTCCTCGTAAACGTCCTCCATGCTCTGGTAGGCCCCGCTGTAGCTCTGCACATACTCGCGCGCCACCTGCTCGAATGCTTCCTCTCCGAACGTCTCCCGGACCTTTTGCAGCGCCTGCTGCACGAGGGCCGGGTCTTTGTTTGCCCGGACGTGGAAGAGCTCATGCTGCGCCAGCTTCCCGCCGTCGTACTGGATATCCGTCGCGCTGACGACGGCTCGCTTCGCCGCCGCGTCATACACGCCGTTGATGCGCATCAGCTGATCTCCCCGCTGCATGGCCATCGAGCCTCGCACAAAAACGACGTCTACGCCGAGCGCTGTCCCGGCCTGCTTTGCCTCCCGCATCCCGTCGTCATACATGCTCTCCGGGATCACTGCCAGCGTCACGGCATCCGATCCGCCCCGCACGAGCTGTGCAAGACTGGTGTCGCTCTGCAGGCTGGCGTAACGGTTCAGCCGTTCCGCTCTTGCTGCGTCTTCGGGCCGTAGATTCGCTCGACGATTTGCCGGACCATTTTCTCCTGCTCCGGCGTAAGCGTTCCGCCGCTCTCCTTCTGCCGCTGCTGCTCCTGCTGCCATGCCTCCAGTCTGCTCTCCGGTACCCAGACCTGCATCCCGTTGGCTGCCTCCATCAAAAATCTCCGTTCTGCCATTGTCGATACCTCCCGTTTCTGCCGCATTCACGGCGGCGTTGTTCTCCGCTTCCGCGCGGATGACGTTGACGTCCTGCGTCGCCTCCTGCACGGGCTCCTGCCGTGTCTCGGTCTGCGGCGTCCCCTCTCCGTATCTCGCGTTGAGATACGCCTGCAGGGTCGCCGTCGCGCCCTCGTTGATCATGCTCAGCTCGTTTCGGAGGTTCAGGGCCGTCATGGCATCCATCGTGCCATCCTGCACGGCCTTGTCAAGGTAGCTCTCGGCTATCCGGGCCATTTTCGCGATCTCTGCATCCATGCGGCCGGTCATCGCAAAATTCGTCGCGTTCTCCTCGGCGCTGTCCCATGCCTGCCGGATCTGCCGCACATTCTCCTCCAGCGTCTCCGCCGAGAAGGTCTTGGCGTCTACGCCTTCGATGCTCCCTCTCGCATCCGCAATCACGCGTTCGGCATCCGTCCCCCGGTATGCCTTCCCCTCTCCGGTCTTGGCCCAGTATGCCTCGGCATCCACGAGGTTGCGGTATACCGTGTTGTACTCGTTCACGGCCTGCGCCCAGCTCTTCTTGGCTGCGCTGCGCTGCACATGGTCCCAGCCGTTGGCGAGCATCATGTCCTCGTCGCCCGCCAGAAACTCGACGGCGTACTTTCCCATCTGGAGGTTCAGCTCGCCGCGGTCGCTCTGCGCTGCCGCGTCGAACATCGTGATGCGCTTGGCGTTGCCCTCGTGGTCGTTTTTTGCCAGTACCTCGGCCGTGTCCGGTCCGATGCTCAGGATCATCGCCAGCGCAAAGCCGGAGATAAACTCATCCCGCAGCTCGTCCCAGCTCAGGTCTGCCTCGCCGGTCAGCGCATAGTCCAGCGCGGCCGAGCCGATCGCAGAGGCCACCTCTTCGAGGCCCTCGCCGATGCGATCAAATGCCGCGGACGAAACGATCTTTCGGATCGTCTCGTTGTTGGTCATCTTGTAGACAAGCTCCGTCACCTTTCCGGTGTCCCCGGCGTCGATCAGCGGGTTTCCGCCGAAGAGCATGTTTGTTCCGTATTCCAGCAGACCGCCCGCGGCAAAGCGGATAAACTGCTCGCCCCTCGCATCCCCGTTGCTCTCTGCCTCGCCGTAGGAGTTGATCGCCGCGAAGCTGCTCGTCACGATGTTGCTGCCCTGCTTGGCCATCTGCGCAAACTTCTCAGCCTTCGTCGCGGCGCTTGTCACCAGCGGCGATACCTGCCTGGCGCCCCCGGCAAAGCTTTCCATCGTTCCGGTCGCCGCTCCGGCAATTGTGGAGGCGGCCGCCATTTCCAGCGCGGCCGTCGTCAGGCCGGAGATCTGCTCCGCCGCCCAGCGTTCAAACTTGCCGCCGTTCTGCAGCAGGTCAGACGTCTCGCGTCCGCGCACCCAATCCTGATACTTTGCCTCCTGCCATTCCGGATTCTGGTAGTTGATGTTTTCCTCGCCGCCCGCGGCGAAGTAATCGCCCAGATCGTTTTCAAACGCGCCGAAGCCGTTGAGCAGGCTGCCCAGCGCCTTCCCGGCATAGCCCCCTCCGCGGACGAGCAGCTGCTCCAGTCCGGCCGGGTACTTCTGGAAAAGGTTGTCGCGCGCCCGCTCCGATCCGCTCGCCACCTGGTCGAGGAAGGAACCCGCCGACATCTCGGGGTAGCTGTTGAGCGCATCCTCCGCACCCTTCTCATTCGCGCGCAGGCCGTTGGCCTCGCGCTGCTGGCGGTAGGTCTCCAGCTGGCTGACCACGTCGCTTGTCCCGTAGCCGCTGACGGCCCGTGTCGCCGGAGCGTTTTTGACGTAGCGGTCGAGGGCCTGCATGTACCGGTCATACTGCTCCTGCGTCATGGCCACGTTGGCGAGGTACCCAAAGATCGCGGCGTCCGTCGCCGCCCCCTGCGACTGGCTTGTCACGTCCGCCTGCGGATCCACATGCTTGCCCGCTGCGTCAAGCAGTTGGTCGACGCTCTTGTACTGGATGTTTTCGCGCGTCGTGCTCTGGTTGTAGCGCAGCTCATAGCCAAAGGTATTCCGGTCGGTCGGTATGCCACCCGCTGCGGCAAGCATGGCGTTCTGCTGCGCCTTGCCCGCTGCGGTGTAGTTTTCGTCACCCATCACCGGCCCGCGCAGCGCATCCGTCCACTTCTGCTCGCGCTGGCCGAAGCTCCGGCCCTTGACCCCGCTGCGGTATGCGTCGTAGGCGTCATATACCTCGCTCACGAGCTTGTTGTACTCGTCGGAGCTCATGCTCTGGCTGTAGGCCAGATAATACAGGCGGCTGGCCACGTCGTCCCACTTTTCCTTCGCGGCTGCGGCGTCCGTTCCGCTTTCCCCGGCAGTCCGCAGCTCCTGCAGCTCCTGCCGGATGGTCTGGCCGTGCTGTTCCGCCGTCTGGTTCTGGTTCAGGCTGTCCGTGAACAGCTTTTCAAGCGATTCCCCGCGGACTCTCGTCAGCCTCTGGCGGTACGGCCCTGTCTTGTCCATCTGCAAAGCGTTTTCCGCCTGCTGCTGCAGCTGGCTCCCGCCCCGCACCGGCACGCGTGCCTGATACCCCTGACGGATCCCGGCATCCACGCCCAGCCCCTGCCATTCGTTCGCCTTTCGCAGCTCGCCCCACATGCCGGTCGCAGCCTTGTACAGCGCCCCCACATTTCGCACAGCGTACTTTCCCTGCTCTGCGATCTGCTGCACCTTGGATTCTTTGCGCGCCGCGAGCCATTCGGCCATTGCGTCGCGCCCCTCCTCCTGCCGTACCGGCGTAGAGGACTTTTCCGTTTTTCCCGTCTTTACCCCGGTCAACGCCGTCGTCGTTTTCTTCGCCTGCTCCAGGATCTGATCTACCTTGATCTGCGCCTGACGCACGGCCCCGTGCTCCGGGGTCGCGCGCTGCGCAGCTTTCTCTGCATTCCGTTTCGCCAGCCATTCGGCCATTGCGTCCCTCGGCATAGGCTCCTCCTTAGTTCACGCCCCAAAGCGAGGCGAGATAGTTTTTCTCCGCCAGCGTCAGATGCCCGGCGTTATAGTCCTGCGTGATCCGGTTAAAGATCGATTCCATCGCCGCGTACTGATCCTCTGCGCTGCGCGGATATCTCGACGAGCTGACGATATCCCGGTAATACTGCTGCCCCAGCGCGCTGAGCTGGCTGCTGTCTGCAATCGTCGGCGTATTCCCGTCTGTGCCTCCCGTTGTCCCGCCCCCGCTTCCCGATCCGCTCCCGCCCCCGCCTCCGGAGCTGTACGAGCCGCCGCCGGATCTTCCGCCGGAACCGCCGCTGTACCCGCCGCTCTGCGCCTGCACGCCCGCGAGGATGCGCTTCGCGTCCTCGCCGCTGATCCCGGCCTGTGCCAGCATCTCCGCGCTCGGCATCTGGCCCAGCTGCAGCATCGTCATGGCGAGGTTATAGGCGTTCTGGCGCTGCTGCTCGTTCTGGGTGTACTTGTCCAGCTCCTGCTGGTATCTCCACTGCTCGCGCTGCCAGTCGGCGTCCTGCTGCGCCTGCATCTTCTGCCAGTTCTGATACGACTGGTCCGTCGTCGGCGTCCCCACGCCCACGCCCAGCACGCTGGATACCTGATCGTCCGCATAGCCGAGCTGCTGCCAGCGGTTGAGCGCCTCATTGATGCGCAGGCTGTAGTCGCTCTGCGCGGCGCTGCCCGCGTTCATGAGGGCCGAGAGGTAGTTGTACTGATCCTGCCGTGCCGTCTGCTGCTCGTTGTACCAGCGGTTATAGGCCTGCTGCTCCAGCTCCGGGACCTTGTCGGCCAGCTGCGCCTTGTAGTTGTCGGCCGCCTGACTGGCCGCCGCAATGGCCTGCGTGGAGGCAAGGCCGCCCGTCTGCTTGGCGTAGGCTCCCAGCGTGTCGCGCATCGTCCGGTCACCCTCGCGCAGGTAGGTCTTGCGGTACTCCTGCATGGCCGTGTCGTTTTCGGGGTCCCATTTGTAGGCCCCACCGCTGTTTTCCTGCAGGCGCTTGATCGCGGCGTCCAGCTCCTCCTGATAGGGGTTCTTCCAGCCGGTATTTGCTCCGGCCCCCTGCAGGTAGTTGGCGTACTGGTTTGTCTGCGCCCACTGGTTCAGTCCTTCGCCCGCGATCTTTTCATTGCGCATCTGCTCATAGATCGCGGCCTGCGCATAATTTCCCTTCGCGGCCGCATCATCCATCAGCTTTTTGTAGTCCGTATCCTTGTTGTATCCGTACTGCATGGCCCCTCCTTACTGCATGCCCTGCTGCATACCCATCTGCTGCTGCATGGCCTGCTGCGACTGCATGGCCATCGCCTGCGCCTGCTGCTGCGCAGCCTGCTCCTCCAGCAGCTTTTTGATCGTCCCCGCGCCGGGGTAATTCTGCATCTCCATCTGCGACCAGTAGCGGATCAGCGTCTGTGGCTCGCTCGGGTTGCCGTAAGCGCCGCTCTGCAGGTGCTGCGTGATCTCCTGCCACATGGCCTCGCGGTTTGCGGCCAGCCCGGACGCGTTGTCGCACGAAAAACGGAACTGATCGTTCCAGTAGAGCTCTCCGGCCTCGTCGCACTCCAGAAATGCCCACGAGTTCCATTCGGTGTCCATCTCATTTTTCCCGTGCATCTTCCGCCGCTCCTCGCAGTATGCGAGCTTGTTGCGGAAGAGCCGCTCGAAGATCTCGGCCCACGCGGCCTTTTTCATGATCTTCTTCGATTCGATTCGGCCGGCAGCCTGCGCGGCCGAAAACTCCTTGGCCTTGCCGGACGTCGCCGTCGTGTCCGTGCGGCCCTGGAACGAATCCGTGATGCCGAGGATCCGGCGGCTCTCCTCGTAGACGTGGTTGAGGTATGCATACGGCCACTCGAGGTCTCCGGTAAAATCAAACTGCTTGACCTGCGCCAGATCGGACTGCGGCATGTACCACAGCTCCTGATCCTGGCCGTCCATGCGCAGGCCGGGGTTGTCCGGCATCGCGATCTTCGTGCCCCATTTCGATATGCGCGTGATCATCTTGCGGCTCAGGTGGTTTACCGTGTTCTGCTGGTCCCGGATCTTATCGCAGTCGCTCTCGCCCAGGAACGTTCCCCATGCGGTCACATTCCGCTGCAGCACGACGGGGTAGATGTTCGGGCGGTAGTACGGCACCCAGTATTCCGTTTCTGCCTGCGTCTGCGTGTTGTACGGAGGCAGCGTCTCGGGCCCCAGAATCGTCTCTGCGCCGTTTTCTGCCTCCGGCGTCAAACTACCCGCTGCGCCATCTGCTGTCCCGTCCGGCGTAAAGTCCGGCTCTGCCGTAGCCGGTTCCGGTGCAACCATCCCCTGCAGGCGGTTCAGAACGTCCTCGCGGACGCCCTTCTCGCGCAGGTCGGCGATGGTCATCCAGCGCCCTTCCTCGTCCGTCTCCTCCCAGCTGCGCGCGCCGCAGTAGGCGCAGGCGTCCTTTCTCCGCCGCTCCGGCGGCAGGCCCTGCGGATACTCCCCGTTTACGGTCGGACCGACCATCTTCCAGTTGGCCGAGTCCGCCTCAGTCTGTCCGCACTTTTTGCAGCGGCGCAGGCGGCGGCTCTGGCAGTCCTCCAGCTCCTCGCAGACCGTGTCGCCCACCCAGACGATGCGTCCGACGCCGCCGTGCTCGTTGCGGTAGTAGGCTGTCTCCAGCGTGACGAGGTCCTCGGCCGTGCTGGCCTCCTCGCCGCGCAGGCTGGCGTCCTCCTCCGTCTCGTCCGAGACGTCCACGCCGTACCGGCGCTTGACGTATCCCTTGGTCTGCGGCATGCGGAGAAACATGTAGTCCATGTCCTCCGGCTCTTCTACGCCGTCCTGCGGGATGTAGCGCTTGGGATGCAGCACCGTGATGCTGTTCTCTCCGACGGTCGTGTGCGTCCGCTGTGCGCTGTCCCACTCCACGAGATACAGCACGCCGCCCTGCACCTTGCAGGTGCGCTCTGCGCGGTCGTTGATGCGCTCCGCTGGCAGCCGGTCCAGCTCGTCCAGGAGCATGGCCTCGATCATTTTGCCGAGCAGGTTGTCCTGCTGGCGGCTCGGCGTTACCTTCCCGGTCGGCATACTGTTGTCGATCTCCGATTCGATGTTCTCACTCGTGATGTTCCAGACGTGCGGCGTTTCCGTCGGCTCGTCGATCCCGTTTTCTACCAGCGGCCGCAGCGCGTGTCCGCCCTTGTACTGCACCTCGCGCGCGTCCATCTTGTCAAGCTCCCCGGCGTAGGCCTGCAGGTTGCGGTCCAGCTTGTCCTGCCACTTGTGCAGGGTCTTTTTTGCGTTGTCCATGTGTCCTCCTTAATGCAGCGCACTGCCGACGTAGTATTCAATGGCGAGGCTGTGCAGCGCCCACTCTCCCGTCGCCTCGATGCGGAGCCGGAAATGGTCGCACCGGTGCGGCACGACCGGCAGGTAATAGCTCCGCTTGCCCGCTGCGGTCAGCGTTGCCACGCTTTTCCACGTCCCGCTGCTGTCATACTGGATCTTGACGGTCACGCTCGCGCCCATCAGGCTCAGCCGCAGCAGCAGCTTGCTCACGGCTTTCCGGTTGGGCGACTCCATCGTAAAGTCCGCAAACTCCACAAAGCTCTCCACGGCCGCCGTGTTTTCCGGGCCGCCCGGCCCCTTGAGCGTCGTCAGCGCCTTGCCGGTCGTCATTGCGATGATGGACGGCAGCAGCGTCTCCGCGCCCTCCGTCAGCGCCATGCTGTCGATGTCGGGGCTGTCCTCCACGGTCCAGATGCCGCGCAGCCCGTCGTAGTGGTATAGTCTCTGCGGCGCCGCGCCCGGCTTTTTGAGCTGGATGTAGTAGTCCGTTCCGTCGCTCTGTGCGAGGCCGCCTCTGTACTCACCCGGCCCAAAAACCTGCTGCAGGTCCTGCGGGTAATCTCCGTCGTAGGCCATCATGCCCTGCGGAGAGTAGTAAAACAGCAGTCCGCCCGCTGCGCCGAGGCTGTTCTGCATGCCGTGCGCCACGCCCGGCGCAAGGATCTCGCTCGTCTGGAATGTCGTGGCGTCCGTCCCGTAGATCCGCAGGATATAGCCCTCGCGGAAAAACGTGGGGTAATGCCAGCCGACGCCGCCCGTGATCTCGCCTCGCGTCTGCAGCTCCACGTACCAGCTGTCCGTGCTCAAGCCGTCAAAAACGTAGAAATTCGTCGGATCGCCGAGCGCGCTGGCAAAGATCTCCTTCTTGTCCGCGCCCCACAGGCGGTTTTCGAACTCAAAGCACACGTCCATGTCCGGCACGCTGCGCCGCAGCGTGATCGTTCCCGTCTCGCTGTACGAGGTCTGCTTCTCTCCGCTGTCGCTCGGCGGGATCTTAAAGCAATAATCCGAAAAAATGAGGCTCCTTGAGCCGATCTCGCGGATGATCGCGATCTTGTTGTTGTCCGGCTCCGTGGTCAGGCCGTCGATCTCCACGGCGTCCCCGATTTGGAATCCCGCCTTTGCAAGATTGGCCGAGGCCGGGGAATTGATCGTCAGCGTGTTGGCCGTGGCGGCGGCTCCGTAGATCGTCCCGTCCGAGATCGTGATCTTGGTCGCCGTCAGCTCCGCCTCCATGTTTATGATCCACGCGCCCATGCTGTCCCACTCGTCGCCGGTCCACACAAAGAGCGACCATTTCGGGTTCTGCGGATCGTTTGGATTGGTGTTGATGACGTATGCCGTTCCCTTTTCGGCGCTCGTCGGCAGGGCTGCCGGATTGTCTGCCTTCCCCTTGACGGTGTATTTTGCCTGCACCAGCTTTTTCGCGGGCATCAGCACGATGCGGTCTCCAAATCGAACGAATTTCGTTTCTCCCGCCCCGATGTATGCTGCCTTGAGGTTGAGCAGCGCCCACTTGTACCACAGCCAGCCGTCCGCATCGACGTACCACATGGCGTGGTTGTCAAAAAACATCTCCGTTGCGCCGGTCAGCGTCCCGGCGTTCCGCCGCTTATCGCGAGAGCGCAGCAGGGGATAGTCCCTCGCGCTCATATTCTCCATGTCATAGATCTCGCCGTCCCCGGCGTTCGGGTGATGCCGCAGCCCGCCGAACTGCACCTGCTGCGACCGCGTGATCCCGGAGCTATAGGCCATGCCCGGCAGTCTACCCATTCTGTCTCCCCCGTTCCAGCCGCTTTTTCGCGGCCTGCATCTTTCGCTCCGCCATGGCTGCCCGGTCGCCGGTGATCGCGTCCATTTCGTTTTCGACCTGGCAAAATAGATATTCCAGCCCGGCCATCAGCTTGCGGTGCCAGCGGTTGAGCGCGGCCGTGTCAGCCGCGGCGTTGCCGGTCAGCTCCGGCGGCTCTCCCGCCAGCTGTCGGATATTTTGCAGCATGTTGTCCTCCTATTTCAAAACGGGTTGCCCCATTTGCTGATCAGATAGGCCCGCTCCGTGGCGTCGGCCGATCTGTAGTCCTCCCATTGATCCTTATCCCATTTTGCGCGCTTGTGCCGCGTCTCCACGGTCGCCCGCTGCTGCTGGCGCACATAGTAGGTGATCGCCAGCGCCATCACGCAGTCGTCGTGCGCGCCCTCGACCGCCTCCGGCCGTCCCTTGCTGTTTCGGGCAAAGGTGAGCATCTCGTTTAGGCAGTCCTCATCGTCGATCAGCTCCGGATGCTCACGCATGATCCCCTGCAGCTCCGCGATGATGACCGGCCGCGTCAGACGGTCCGTCTTAAAGCCGAGCGCCTCGCGCACCACATGCGTCAGGCTGTCCTCAACCTGCCGCACGAACTGCCGCGGATACCGCAGCCGGGAAAGCTCCTTGATCGGATGCGTCGAAAAGTTGGCCTCGATGCCGACGAGCGCCTGATTGTACCACATGCCGAGGCACCATACCTCACGGGCAAACAGATCCTCGTCGGTCCTCGTGCGGTACTTTGCCACGAGCCGTCCCGTGCTGTTATCGATGACGCATGCGACAAACCAGTCCGACCCCTCTCCCGCCGTGTCCGCCCCGATGACGTAGGGATGCCCTGCCTGCGGCTCCTCCCAGACGAGCGTCTCGCCGTCTTCCGCGTCCGTAAACGCTGCGTCCGTGATCGCGGTCTCGTCGTAGCGGTAGGCAAATCTCCCGCGCCGGATCGGCTTTTTGCAGTGCAGCAGCCGATCCATCAGGATGGCGCGCCAGAAAATCGTCTGGCTCAGCACGCCCCACTGCCCGAGGCAGTAGACCTGATAATAATACGGGTCCGTCTCTCGGAACGCCTCCAGCGTCAGGCGGTCCTCCTCCGGCAGAAAGCGGTTATCCTTGTACGTCGTCCGGCTCGTCACCACGCGGGCGTCCTTGCAATCGAAAAACCGCTTTTTGAGCCAATGCGTGATGGAGATCGGGTTAAACGAGATGATGATCTGCTTGTAATACTTTCTCTCGCCGCGGAGGCGGATGTCCAGCTGATTAAAGTCTCCCTCCAGCAGCTCGCTCGCCTCCTCGATCCAGATGCCCGAGATATCGTGGATGGACTTGAGCTTTTCGACGTCGTCCAGCCCGGCGAACAAAATTTCGCTCCCGTTGGTAAACGTGATGTACATGTCGCCGCTCTTGCCGCGCGGGATCATCTTGACGGCCGGTCCGTAGTACTGCATGGCCTGCGCCTTGAGCTGGTCAAAGCAGCTCTCGCGCAGCGTCTTGGCGACCTTGCGGACCACGAGCATTCTGTGCCCCGGCTCCGTCGCGCAGCGCTCCAGCACCTTGCGGCCTGCAAAAATCGACTTGCCGCTGCCGCCGCCGCCCATCAGGATCAGGTGCCGGTGATGGTCAAAAAATAGGGGCAGGAAAACGGCGTTGTTGCTCTCGCACAGCTGCTTGTACCACAGCGCAGCCTGCAGCGCCTTGTCGTCCATTTTCCTGCCCCCTCTTTACTTACTTACGCTCCATCAGGAGAGCGTGCTGCCGAAGGCGACGCCGCCCACCGCGAAAGCGCGATAGTCGTAAAAGCCGCCGGTAAATCTGGAATTTCCCTTCCACGTATTTGCATCGTTCGCTTCGATCTCGCTGCGCACGGTCAGCGGCTTGCGGTTGATGTTGACTGCGCCGAGGTTGCGCTTGTTGTACGCCAGATCGGCGAGGATCCACGGGTAGCCGCTCGTGCCCATGTACGGGACGAGGTACGGCGTCACGATGACGTTCCAATTGCCGAACTGGTAGTTGTACTTGTTGCCCGCGGCCGTGCTCGTGTCGTGGTACGCGCCCAGCACGCCGAATACGTCGGCCTTGGCCTTGGCGTCGTTCGGGATGATGATGGTGTCCGGCGCGAGGTTGCCCACGTCTCCGCTGTCGGTCTTGAGATTCTGCATTGCCGTCGCCACGAGACCGAGGTTTGCCTCGGAGAACGCGTTGGAGAATGCGTTGCTCTGCGTCTTGCCCGTCTTCTTGATCTTGTGAGACTGCGAAAACAGCTTCACGTCGTCCTTGGCCGTGAGATCGAACGTCTCGACGCCGACCTTCACGGTGTCCTTATTCTGGATCGCGTTGCCGAGCAGGCCCCAGAAAAAGTTGTTCTTTGCCCGGCGGAAGTCGTCCAGGAACTGGATCGGCTGACCCTTGAGCACGCTTTCGAGCTTGTCCTCCATCATCTCCATGGAGATCGAGAAGCTGCCCTTCCACGTGATCGGGCGGAAGGTCTTGAAGTAACCCTGCTCGATGCCGCCCTGCGGATACGCGCCGTTCTCGCCAACCGGCTCAAAGCTGTTGCTGCCGGTCAGGCCGCCGAGCGCCGTGCTGGCCGTCGTGATCGGGATGTCCACGAAGATCTCCTCGAGGATCTTCGCCTCCTCCGAGTTCATCCACGCCTCATACTCTCTCTCCAAGAGCATGCGCAGCGGAGACTGCAGCTCGCCGAAAAGCGCATTTGTGGTGTTGCTGGCTTCAGATACGATAATGCCTGCCAAATATTTCCCCTCCTGTCTCTGTTAGCCCGTGCTCGTCACCGTGCCCGGGCGGATAAATCTGCCGCGGACCGTGTCGCCGATCGCCGTGCCCTTGTATGCCACGACCTCAAAGACGCCGTTGGTCGTGGTCGCCGTGGCCTTGGATCCGGTCGTGTCGATCGTCACCATCTGGCCGACGGCCGCGCCGGTGTTGGCCGCGCTCCACTCCGTCTCAAAGATCGTCTCCTCGTGCACGCGGATGCAGGGGATCACGTCCCCGGCAGCCACCGTGCCGCCGTACATGCTGATATAGTCCGGCCGCGTTGCGCCGGTGCACTTTGCAAGCTTGCCGCTCGTGAGCGTCAGCGCCATTCCGACGGTGCATGCCCCGATGGCGGATGCCTCGAGGTATTCCCACGGCTCAGGCTGACCGTCGCGGTAGCTCTGCGGTAAAAATGCCATTTGTCCTCCTTCCGGCCGTTATCCGGCCTTGTGTGTCTTGTTGTAATGTGCGGAGATCTCCGCATCCGTCGCATTGGGGTTGAGTGCCTTATAAAAGGCCTTGACCCCTGGCGGGACGGGTGCCGGGGTGTCTCCGGTCGTCTGCCGTGTCCGCTGCTGATGCTGCAGCCCGGCCGCAGCGTTTCGCGCTGCCTGTTCTCCCGCCGCGCGCTGGCCGCGCTGCAGGGCATCAAAGTTTGCAAGCCGGTATGCGTCGACGTAGTTGTTGCCTCGACGCACCGCATCGGCAAATTTGGAGCCGGTCTCCATCGCCATGATGTCGTCCAGCGATTTGATTGCGGGATTCATCCGGCGGATCTCCGCCAGCTCCGTCTCGCGGCGCTGCGAAAACTCCTGCGCTCCGGCTCTCTGCTCGGCTGCCTCGGCGCGCTGCTGCGCCTCCTTGGCTCCGCTGAGGATCTGCTGGATCTCCGGCGACTGCATCAGGGCCTGCTGCAGCCCCTCCGGTGTCAGCCGTCCTGCCTTGAGGTCGTTTGCCAGCTTGGCGTTAGCCGTGGCGGTCTGGAATGCTCTCCAGTCCTCCATGTTTTCCACGGTTTTCCCCGTAAACGGATCCTTGATCCCGGCTTTGCCAAAGACCTCTTTCTCCCACTTGGCCCGCTCGGACGCCAGTGCGGCGTCGATCGCCTCCCGCTGCTCCCGCTCTCTGCGGGCCGCAGCCTGCTGGCGGCGGGTCTCCTTGTCCTGCGGCTGCTGCTCCTCCTCCTGCGGAGCGTCCTCCGCTTCCGGCTGCGCCTCTGCCGCGTGATCTTCCGCTTCTTCGGCCTCTGCAGGGGCGGCGACCTCCTGCTCGTTTTCGCCTTCCGGAGTCTCGTCAGCGTCAGGGGCGGCGACCTCCTGCTCGTTTGCGCCTTCTTCGGGCTGCGGCAGCCCAAACTTCTGATACCAATCCATTGTGTTCCCTCCTGCCCATCAGGGCGTCACTTGTTGCTGCCAGCGTTGCCGCTGAGCTTCTTGCCTGCCGTCATGCGCAGGTCCGTGCCGGTGTGGATCCGGCTCTGATCCGCCGTCGGCTTTTTGGCAAAAGGCGCCTTGACGTACTGCTGTCCGCCGTGGCCGATCTTGCCCGCGTAGCCGTCTCTGCTGTCTGCCATGCTGTCCCCTCCTCTCGCCGGTTTTGGCCATTTTACCCCAAAAGCCGTGTTAGTTACCGTCAACTTGTCATGCCGCGTAAATATGCAAAAAGAGCGCCCCGCGGTTCTCCGCAGGGCGCTCTCTTTCCGGCCTTATTCGGTTTTTTCTTCCGGCAGGCCCGCCACGCTGGTCAGCAGGCTGAGCACGCCTGCCAGCGCGGAAGCGCTGGCCACAACGGCCCAGTTGACCTCGCCGAGCACGGCGCTCGTGCCGATCGTCGCCACGGCCGTCTGCGCCACCGTCTTCACGGCGCGGATCGCGGCCGCCTTGAGCCACTTCTTCCAGTTTCTCATGGTTTTTCCCTCCTCATTTGATTCCCATCCTCGCCAGCAACCACGCGACGATTGCGCCGACTGCCACGAGGATGATCTTTTCCACAACCTTTTCCCAGCGCTTTCCCGGCGCTGCCTTCAGTGCCTCGATGCTTTTGCGCACCGCCTTGATGTCCTCGCCGCTCTTGGCCACGTCCCTTCGGATCGTCTGCTGCTCCTGCGCCATCACGGCCACGCTCGTGGCCAGCTTGTTCAATGCCTTTTGGTCCTGCTCCAGCTCATCGATCCGGTGCGTGTTGCTTTTGCTGCGCTGCTCCGTCTCCGTCAGCTTTTGGATCAGCTCATCCTGCGTCACCGCCTCACCGCCTCTCCAGATACTCGAGCTTAGCGTACCCGGTCGCGCCCGCTGCGTCTATGACGTACAGCCACTCGCCCGTATGGTATCCGTAGCAGCTGCACCTGCTGCCGTCCGGCATCACGCGGAGGCTCGCGTACTGCGTGCCCGGTCCTTTTCTCAGGTTGAGCCCGCCGTTTGCCCTGACGGCGTAGCCGCGCCGGTATCCGGCCGTGTACTGCTTCGGCGGCTGTATCTTGTTGTCCGGCACGACGGTCGTGCCGCCGGAATACACCGCTTTGCCGCCGGGTCCGTACACGCTGTACCCCGTCGGGCAGGCCGCAATGGCGTTGCCGAGATCGCTGTATGCCCCGATCTGGCTGGCTGCGTCTCCCCAGCTCTTGCGGATGCGGAAAATTTCCTTTCCGCTCGGCTCCGGCGCCTGCTGCGGCTTGCCCGCCAGCAGCTCCGCCACGCGCCGCCGCAGCATCCCCATCGTGTAGCCGTGCCGCGGCCACCAGTTATCCGGATCATTGTGGTCGGATCCGTAGCCCCGCTTCCCGGCCTCGTTGTGGCTGACAATCTCCGTGATCGTGGGATAGGCCCGCATCAGGTGCGCGCACAGCTCGGCCGCCAGCTCAAACGTGTCGCGGCAGTAGGCCGCGTCTCTGTGGTCGTCCTCGCAGATCTCAAACTGGATCGCGAGGTCGTTATAGCTGCCCTTGCGCCCGGAGCCGACGCCCCAGCACCGCATCTGCCACGGCAGCGTCTGACATACTGCAAGGCTGCCGTCTGCCAGCTTGCCGATAAAGGCGTGCACGCAGACGTACAGGCCTTCCCGGTTCCAGTCGTTCCCATACCGGTTTTCGCCGAGGACGGCTTTCGTTTCGGCTGCCGTCAGCTTGCGCTCCTGCGGCTGATACTGCATCAGCCCCGCCGTCTGCCCCTGCGCGGGCTGCACGTACCGGCTGATGCTCGTGTTGTTTGCCGCCGTGCTGTGCACCACGATCTTGGTCGGCGTCATCATCCTCCCGCGCTGGTAGCACTCGTTGGCCACCAACAGGCACTGATACTGCTGCATCTTGTCCTCCTCCCGGCGCTAAAGCGCCTCAAAATAAGTCTCGTCCGTCAGGCTCTCCGCCTGCCCGGACCGGATCGCGATATACCGCCGTATCCCGTCGGTGTACCGCATCCCCTCCTCAATCTCCATACCGGGTACAAAGTAGATCATGCCGTGACCACCTCCACATAAATCCCGACCAGCTCCGCCAGCGTGTTATACACCGGGTTGCCGGTATCGCGCGTGCACCGGTACAGCACGTCGCTCTGCGTGTAATACTTGCCGTTTTCGAGGGCCATGTTGCCCTCGTAGGGGATCGGATCATACTGTGTCCCGTCGTGCTCCTCGTCGATGCGGGCGTACAGGCTTCCCGTGCCCGCTGCTCCCGGCACCCACGTCTCCTGCGACGTGTGCGCCTGCAGCACCTTGTAGAGCTTGCCGCCGGATACCAGCTTGTCTCCCGCTGCGTAGTCCTTGCCGCTCTCCCACGCCGGATAAAACGCGATCATCCGCAGCGCCGTCTGATCATCCACTGTCAGCGTGTTAATCTGCTGTTTGATAAGCATTGCACCGACCTCACCAACTGTAAGAGGTCTATGCTTCTCTGCTGCTTCATACCTAAACTTTGCTTCTTCCAGTTCTGCGATCTCCGATTCGGTCAAGTCGATATATTCGCCATTTACGTACTTTTTCAATTCTGGGCTCTCCTTTCAGTATCGTCCAAAAACTATAGCTGTTATTTTTCCAGCATACGGAGCGGGGAAGGAAATAGACAATTTGCCGTCATTTGTTTGTTTGATTCCTTGTTCGACCATCCATAATGGAGCCGCAAAGTTATAGTTGAGATTCGCAGCAGCCAGTAAACGTTTTGCTACCGTCATTGCTTCAAGACTTCTCTCCACAAACAACTCTACATGGGTGTTTAAGCGGTGCGTAAACATGAAATAGCCGATTGTTTCCCCGTTGACTGTCACTCCAATGTTCTTATTCGCACCCCAGTCTGCTGCCGTATTTTGATCGATCTTTAGCCGCAATTGAAATTCTTTCATGGGGTCGCTCTTGCTTAAGTTCACCTCAAATGACGATACTGCTTCTGCAATGGTGTTACTCCCGTCGTACACTTTTACCCAGTTACTCCCCCCGCCACTCGGCATATCCACCGGCTCCCACGCCGTCGGCACGCCGTTTGCATCCACGGCGGAGATTTTGGCGATCTGGCCGACGGCGGCGGAGGTCATGCCGAGAGAGAGGCTCTCTCCGGAGTCGCCCCCCGCGCCGACTACCTGGTACACGCCGGTGTAGTTCACCGCGCTCATGCCATAGATGGCAATTCCGCCCGATACCTGAGTGACCTGATTGAGCTGGATAACGCCGTTTGAGGATATGCTCACCATGTTGTTGCTGCTCAGCGCTCCGCCCTGCATCGTGATCGTGCCAGAGTAGTACTCCTGATTTGTCGCCCCGTCGGCGATGCACATCCACACCACACCGTTTTCCGGCAAATCCGCCGCCGGGATGCCGATGTATCCGCCCACGGCGCTCATCGCCTTCAGCGCCCCGCCGGATCCGGAAGACCCGCCCGCCGGAATGTCCACCGTCAGCGGCGCAGATCCATCGTAAGTCCCCGTCACCGCGCCTGCAAACGTCAGCGCAGCCGGGTTTTTCAGCGCAGTCGGCAGTTTGCTGCCCCACGCCGCCGCGCCGTCCGCTCCGACCTGCAGCAGCTTCCCGGCGTCTGCTGCCGCGCTATCGGGCAGCAGTTTGAGCAGTGCCTTTTGCGCTGCCATATACGCCGCCACCCACGCCGTATCCGGGATATACCCGCTCAGTGGCGTAGCTTCGTTGTATTCCGTGATGAGCTTTTCGATTACCCACGCCTCATCCCCGGCGTAAACAGGGATCGTACCCGCAGCGGCATCCCCTATCTGTGCGGCAAGATTCCCGAGCACCGGCGGCAACTCCGCACTGCCGCCGCTTCCGGCCGGACCCTGCGGACCCTGCGGCCCGGTATCTCCCTTCTCGCCCTTTTCGCCCTGCGGACCCTGCGGCCCGGTGTCTCCCTTTTCGCCTTTTTCGCCCTGCGGACCCTGCGGGCCGGTCAGCCCCTGCGGTCCCGGCGCACCCGCTGCGCCGGGATCTCCCTTGGCCCCCTTGGCTCCCTTGGCCGCGCACAGCTCCCACAGCTCGTCCACACCCGGCTCGTCTCCGGCCGTGCTGTCGGCATCGTCTGTCCAGACGTAGCAGCTGCCGCTGTGCTCCACGGCATCAAGATGCGCATAAGTCGCGGCTGCATCCCACGTCCCGCGCCAATTAAACGGCTTGCCGTCCTTGCCCGGAGCGCCCGCTGCGCCCTTGAGGCTTGCCAGCCACTCGGCCTCCGTGCCGGTGTAGCCGTGCGCCTTGGCGATCCCGTAGGCGCTCAGGTAATAGCCCTGCTCCACGGCCCTGCCGTAGACCGGCCGGATGCACTTGGCAATGTGCCGCGCCAGATCGTTCCACGCGGTGTTGTACCGCTGCATCGTGTTGGTGTAGCGCTCGTACTCGCCGTTTGCAAAGTCAACCTGCGCCTCCATCCACAGCAAATAGATTCCGTCGTATGGATACGGCGCTGCCAGCGCCTCGGTCGGCGTCGCCGAATACGGCGTGATCTCGCTCAAGGCCAGCAAAAAGATCTCGTGGAGGATCTGTCCCTCCACTTGGTTGAGCCAGTCCAGCAGGATCGTGTCGTCGATCTCCGCCGGGATCGGCTTGAGCTTGCGCAGCCGCTCAAACAGTATCGTCGCTGTCATGTGTCCCCTCCGTCCCCGGCAGCTGCATGCCCTGGATCTCGCGCAGCAGCGCCAGCTTGTCGTCCATCGTCATCTCGCCGCCCGCGATCGCGGCTCTCGTCGGCGCGTCCGTGCTGATCTCCCGCCGCTCGCGCCAGTCATAGTTTGCCTGCAGCGCAAATTTTGCGCCCGCTGCGGAGTTTTTGTCCTCGAGACGCTCCTGCAGGTACGTCTCGATCACCCGCTTGGCCTCATCGCAGATCTCGTGCGTATCGTCAGCCGCCAGATACTTGCTCCACGTCTGTCGGCTGATGCCCAGCCTCCCGCACAGCCCCGTGATCGTCGGCGGGCTGACCCAGCTCGTCCTGCTGGCTGGCGTCCCGTCCTCCGTCACCACGCGGACAAAGCGCGTCGCCGGGTGTCCGTACCGGTCAAACTCCGGCTGCCCGTCGTCGTCCAGCACCGGCTCCTCGCGGTACACCGGCTCCCGGTAGCGCAGCGCTGCAAAGTATTCCTGCACCGCGCGCCGAAGCGCTGCGGGCTTGTATGCCTTTTTTCTGCCCATGTGCATCCCTCCCTGTTTGCCGTTAGGATACCACGGTAGCCGTGTTAGTTGCCGTCAACTTTTGTGCCGCGTTACCATGCCTCATACAGCCGCTTGCGCGCCCGGTAGAGCGTGCTCTCGCTGACGCCGTGCGTGATCGCCGCCGCCTGCACCGTCATTTTGCCGCAGCACCAATCCCGCAGTGCAGCGGCAAAGGCCTCCTCGCCGTAGGCCGCCTCGAGCAGCTTGGCGTCGATCCGTTTTTTGCCCTTTTTCCCCATGTCCTCGTAGCTGAGCAGCGTAAAGTAGATCAGGCCCTGCCGCCGGTACGGCAGCCGGATCCCGCTCATCCGCCGGAAACTCATCCCCTCGCCCTCCTGTGTATGCACGATATCCGCTATACCGTGGCGGCATAGCGGTCCTGTCCCTGCCCGAGCGCCGCTCAGGCAGAGTCCTCCCGTATGATCGGCGCGGCATATCCCATCCGCGCGCGCGTTTGTTTGGTCCGCGCCTGCGCATGCCCCCGCGCGGACCGCGAGTCAACTTTCTTTTTCTCGATTTTCTCCGCTTTCCAGCAGGTCTCGGGCCGTCATTTTGTGCCCGCCGAGCTTTTTCCCGCGCTTGCGGGGCACGTAGCGCAGGTACGCCCCGGCCTCGCCCTCGACGTAGCGCTCCTCCAGCACTCTCGCGCCCTTTGGCGCGCGCATCTTGGTGCACAGCACGACCTCGCGCTCCTCCGTCGTCGGCAGAGCGGCCCCGCGGCTGACTTTGTATTTTTTGCGATCCGGCACGCGCCGCACTTGCCGGAGTATGTAGTATGCGATCGGGCTGTAGTCGTCCTGGCCTCGGAGGCTGCGGATGTTGACGCTCCCGAGCGTCCAGGCGTCCCGCAGCGCATCCCAGCTGAGGCTCCCGTCCGTCTCCATGCAGATATGCACGTGCAGACGCACCAGTTCTCCGGTGTCGCCGTCCATGTCGCTCGCCGAGAGCGTGTAAAACGGGATCCGGCCCTTGTCCTTGCGGCGCAGACGGCGCAGCCAGAGCATTGCCTGATGCTCTGCGGCATCGCGGAGCTTGTCGGGATCGTCTCCGGCTGTCTCGCGCAGCTTGTCGATCCCCTCGTCCGCAAAGCGGAGCGTCACGAGCAGCCCTTTGTCCGCCGTGCAGTTGCAGTTGAGCAGGCGTGCCAGGCGGCGAACGGCCGTGTTAAAATTCTGCTCCTGCTGCCGCGGCGTCGTCACGCCCGTCTTGCGCCCGCGCGGACGAGCGTTGTCGCCGACGTGATACCGCGTCTTTTCCACGACGCCATTTTTGCAACGATAGGTCCGCTCCATGATCTTCACCCTGTTCTCCCTTCTCCCGCCACTGCGGTGCTAGATATAAGCTTTTAGCAAGCCATTAAATACGCGCGTGCGCGCGTATTTAATATGGTATCACGCACACGTGTGTTTCAAAAATCGCACGCGTGCGTTTCCCGTGTGTTCGGCTTTCAATGTTCCCTTTTTCGCCCTTCCGGCGGTTCCGGCGAGGCCCGATCTCCCGATCGGCCCCCCCCGCAGCCTCTGGCTGGCGCGTATTTTT